TTGAAAAACTAACAGAAATAAAGGAAGAATATGATGCTTGAACCACTTAAATTACAAGAAGAACACTATTTCAAAATTACAAGCGAGTTTGGAAAAGAAGTTTTTCGGATTGAACCAGATGGAACTTTGTTTTGGGAATTGCGCAAAATAGAAACTGACGAAGATTTTAAAAAAGCGATGATGGCTTTGGCTAAAACTTTGTGTGAAAACCTATGACTAAAGAAGTAATGAACAAACGAATTAAAGAACTTGCTAAAACCTATTTGAGTCATGAGAGATTTGGTCTTGATGGTGAGAGTACTATAGAAGACTATTACGAATTTTATCCAGAAGAATTAGAATATTTTGTTGAGTTGATTGTTAAAGAATGTATCTATGTTATTTCTGAGAGCAGAGAAGTACGACAAACGGCATATTACTATCGAAACAGACTAGCAGAACATTTCGGAGTTGAAAAATGACTAAAGAAGTAATGAAACAAGCACTTGATGCTTTAAATGAAAGCGGGTTGCGTTGGCCTAACATTGTTGAGGCCATCAAAGCCCTTGAAGAAGCATTAAAGCAAGAGAAGGAATACGAAGTAGTGGATGGTGTTGGTCGAGGCGTAGAAATTCCTGCTGGTTGGAAATATTATTACATTAAACCAAAATTATCATTACAACAAAAGCAAGAGCAGGATGAGCCTGTGGGTAAGTTTGCAAAGTTTACCGATGGCATTTGGCGAGAAGTTACAGACGGGTCTGCTGGAGTGCCTCTCTACACCACACCACAAACTAAAGAATGGGTAGGACTGAACGGTGCTGACTGGAACGACTTCAATCCATTGAAATCAAACGATCCTCACCGAGTTGCAGAGTGGGTAGAGAAATTATTGAAGGAACGCAACACATGAGTTGGGAGCCTACAAAAGTCGTTTGCAAGTGTGGATCATCTTTGATTAGTAGATGGACTAGCGAAATCAACGAATGGCAAAATCTTCATAAAGTTTGCCTAAACACCGTATCACCAATCAAAGAATGGGTAGGGTTAACTAAAGAAGATATTGATGAAATAATTATTAACTCTAAAAATTCTGAGCCATACTTTAAAGCAATAGAAGCTAAATTAAAGGAAAAGAATGGATATTAATGATGTATTACGAATCATTCAAGATAGAAGAAAAGAACTTCATGGAGAATTTAGAAGCAAATATTATTCAGAGAATAAATATCGACTTAATGAACTTACAACTCTCAAAAAAAGAATTACAAATTACCAAAAAGCAAGCCAATCAAATATTGGACAAAGTTCGGGAAGGTCAAATATTTCCTCAACGGAAGCTATTGTTGTGCCTGATGAAATCAGAGGGATTCTTTTAGATTTAGCGGAGATATTAGATGGACGAAATAATTGATTTGTTTTTATTCTTAGCATTTGGGGGCGCAGTCACTTTGGCGATTGTTGCCATATTTGCCTTATCATTGGAGAAATTTACCAGGAGGGATGAAGATGGTCACAATTAAAAAAAATGATTACATCTATACGCCAGTTGGAACTTGCATTACCGAAAGATGGAAAATCATACATGGTTGGCAAGCACCAAGCGAGTTAAAAGAATACCAGGATAAGTTTAAATATTACCAAGAATTGCCCATGCGCAAGTTGGATGACATTGGAAAACAAGAATACGAAGCATTATTAAAGAAAAATAAGGTCGTTCGGGTCAGATAATACTTAGTAAAAAGCAAATAATACTTATAATTTGCCATTAATTCGTTTTATTTTTGCCATTAATTCCTCTTGTTCCCTGCAATCTGGTGAGCAAAACCGACTATTAGGCATTGAAACATCATTACAAACGCAACAATAGCCAGTAAATTCTGGTTTTTTGCGCCGCAATACATTTTGCAGGGCATCTTCCCGATGTTGCGCTTCTACGTCTGATGCTTTATCGTAAAAATCCGTCATTATGCTATTTGTTTAGCTTCTTCTTCCACTTCATTAACTCGCCTAGTCCAACCTTTGCCAAAATGACCAAAAGTGGGTAATGCTTGTAAATACTGCAAACGTCTTTGTGAGAATTCATTAATCAAATCTTGCGGTTCGACTTGTTCAGTACCGATTATGGTTTCCTGACCAATTACGCCGTCCTGCTCCATGCCCATGCAAGCCTGTAATAGTCTTCCCGCACGTTTAACGCCACCGTTAACCGCACAATCAAACACAACGTGATCTACTCCCCCAGGAAGTTCATCACCGCCTACAACGTCCCAATATCTGGCTTTATAAAGGGGCGCAACATCATCAATCGTCAGATTACGCATTTCTTCTTCATTGGATGTTCTGCCAACCCATTCTTCCCAAACTTTCATGGTTACGCCATGATTTGTAATTCCACCTGGGTCTTGCGGGTCATTTACGAAGCCGCCTTCCCTGCTTGGGGCAAGAAGTTTATTCAAACAATATTCAAAGTTATTTTGCATTTTGCATTTCCTGAATCTTTTTAACGTATTCTTGTAAGCCCCTCAACTGCTCTGCTACTTGGTTGGCATGGGCGGCGTAGTTGATAAGGTTGATGGTAGTTTCATTAGAAAGTCTGACGGTTGAGCTACCATCAGGTCTTGCGGAGGAGGAGGAATCATTGGACAACTGGCTTGGAGAAATTTTGGGGCAGATGGCATCGACCCACAAGCCGTCAGTCCGAGACTTATTAATAAAAGTAGTTTTTTCATTATCTTTCTTCCTTAATTTAGCTTCATAATTGGCAGAAACCTGGTAAACCCTTGAATTTGCCGCTTGTTCAATTGCACGAACTTTATCATTGGATTCCTTAATCGCCTTGGCAGTTGCTTCGGCATCCACAATTTTTTGCGCATCCCATTTGGCTTGTACGTCTTGTTCGCCGTAATGATGCCCAATAAAAGTACATCCAATTGCGGTCACAATCAAAAGTAATAGTTCAACAACAATTGCTTTCATTAGTCATCCTGTGGGGGCTTTGCTCTTGCTCCATCACCCATTGAGGAACGCAAGGGAGTTTTGATAGTTTCGGTTTCAGTAATAGTTTCGGTCATTCTGCCTTGTGGCATACCGCTTGGCATCATTCCGATTTTTTCTTGGCTACGTCCATAAGCTGAAACGCCTACGATAGCCATGTGCGCCATGTGAAACAAACCGCCGTTTTGGGTTGTTAAAGGTTTCCATTCCCTGTACGCATCATTAACCGCCTGAGTTTCAAACTGCTGAACCCAAAAGTAAAGGCAGGGCAAAAGTACAAAATCACAAAGACAAATAAACCCATACTGCCAAGCTAAGTAAGGTCTCCAAGATTTAAAAAACCAATGTTCGTTGTGTTTCATGGGCAATATTTAGGCAAATATCCTGTTTCTTGAAAAATCTTTAGACATTCCATTTCGACCGAATTATCGTGAAATTTCTTTTTAAATTCAATGTGTCCTCTGTCACCCTTCAAACTTTCCAAATAATCCATTCGGATGTAATACATTAGTCCGATGCAGGTAAGGGCAAAAACCAAGACTGCAATGCAAACTGCAAGTTTAAAATGGAATTTTTCTCTATCAGCTTTAAGTTGTATCTTTTCTCGTTCATCCTTTTTTTTTGCGCCTTGTCAAACTTATCCTTGTCCGCCATTAACTTGGCTCGTTCAGCTTGGAAGTCAGTCCACAATGCTCCAAGTTCTGGCGGGGCTTCCCAGGTAAGCATAGTGCGCAAATCTGCTTCGGCTTGTTCAAGTTTTTTTCTTCTGAGGACGTTATCGAGTGCAATGGCTTGAAGACTTTTGCCTTTAGGCGGGTTTTTTTCAGCTTCTTTAGCATATTCAATCGCTTTTTCTTGGTGTTCAAAAAAAGAACCAAGACCTTCAGAAATCTCAGTAATAACCCCAATAGCTTCTTTACCAACTGATTTGGCTTCCTTGTACATTGCAACGCCAGATTTAACTGCGCCAATTGCCATCATTGCAAGGGTAAAAGGGTCGATGATGCTCTCCTAATGCTTGTTTAATACTAACTCAAGCAAAAGCAAAATAATTGCGCCACCGCCCCCAATAAGTATGCTTTCAAGGCGTTTTAACCTGGCATTTACGCTCCTGGTTTGTTCGGCTATGGATTGATAACGAACCTCGCAAACGTCAACGTGCGTGTCTATTTTGTTGCTAACATCTGCGAGGGTTGCCATTACTGCACCGTTGGGGCTTCTGTTGTCTCAGCAGGTGCTGATGCGTTAGCGGCATCTTCCAATACTTTCATTTGTTGTCCTACCATTTGTTGAAATGGAACGACTAACCATGCAGTTTCAGCACTTGGCTTAGAACTAATATAAGTCCAAATAGCATGAACCATGCTTGCAGGTACAGTAATTGGTTGATCTTTAAAGATTTGGTCAGGTGTTAGCATCACTATTTCCTAAATTACGGCAAAATTGCCAAAACAATTATATTATGAACTTGGAGTTTCTATAATCCTCAGTAATACCACGACCACGGAAATTATAATGCCCACAAACATCTGGTGAATTGGGGTCAGCGGAAAGACAAACAGAAAGCCCTGCATCACGGACAGCACCGCAATAAACAGCGCCCAAAGAACGTGCTTGTCTTTTAAGAGTGTGGTTAGTTGGTTCATTTACCAGTAGTGATTAATTCACCCTCTGCGCTTAGTTCCAGTATTTGCCATTTAAACATTAAACACCTTCTAAGAATTTAAGTAATACCACAATAACAGAAATAGTTACCCCAACAATCATTTGGTGTATTGGGGTTAGTGGAAATTCCATTACAAAACCTTGCAATACGGAAAGAATTGCAACAACCAAAGCCCATTGAACTTGTTTGTTTCTAAGTAATGTAGTTATATTCATTAAGCTGACCTTATTAAACAACCAGAAAATTGTGTACTTTGATTTCCGTACCCAATATTTCCTGAAGTGCTTATATAAACATACATTTCAACATAATCTGTTGAGCCATTTAAATAAATTACAGATGATACTGTGGTTGTAGGATAAATAGCCCCATCACCTTGTGAAACACCTTGGGCATAACCAGAACCATTTTTATAGATTGATATTTGAATACCTACATTATTTGTGTTTACGGTTAAAGTTGCTTGGGCATTAATTTGGTAATACCCTGCAATGGTAGGTGTAAACCTATAATTTGTAGTTGCGTCAAAATTTGAATTAGTATCAAAATTTTTAATGTTTAAAGTAACTTTTGTGTTTGTTGTTGCAGATACACTTTGTGCTACTGAATTTGTTGCACTAAACGCAGGCCCAGCAGCGGTTAAAGAAGCTGCGCCATTTACGCTTGTAATGCCATTAGTTCCGTCAAGAATGATGGACATATTAAACCCCTCTAGCTTGGCTTGCTACCATTGCTTCGTAATCAGACACTACTTCTGTTGTCCAGACTGCTGTTGCAATAGCGGGTACTGGGCTAGGGTCTGTGTGTGCGCCTGTGTCACCAGGGTGGCGTACCCATCTTGTGAAGTTACGGGCAATCTCTACACCGTCTTTGGTGATGATTTCTGCTTGGCGAATTTGTAGCGTACCGTCTTGCAAGGTTTCTACTTTGTCGATTGTGGTTGTACTGGCTAATGTCATGTTAACTCCTTTTGTTTACGTTCTTTCCAAACTCTGGTTGTTGATTCCCTGAGTTTTTGCTTGGTTTCGTCAGATACTTCTCCCATACCCAACATATAACCTTTTTTTAAATATTCAGCAACATCTTGCAATCGAATTCTTGTTTTTTCTATTCCGTTGTTAACCCATTTTTTTGGAACAAAGGGAAGTTTATTTTTTGTTTCCTGAATTTTTTTAACAACTTCTTCTGGTCTTTTTCTTCCCCTTAATTTATCAGCAGTTTTAGCTGATTGCTCTGGAGTTTTTTTTCTGCCAGTTGCTTTTAAAGAATATTTTTTCCTTGTTTCATTGGATATTGTTCTATTTTTCATGTATTCAACATGAATTCTTCTTGCTTCAGCATAAACGTGACTACAAACAATATCACTATATCTTTTGCCATTTATCCTATATGTTGTCATCAACCAAAAAGCATTGCCTAATTTACCGCCATAAGCTCTTGCCAATATCCAATGAGCAATAAAATGCTGTCTAGCTGTTAAAGCAATTAAATTTGAGTCATCATCTTTACCGCCCATACATCTTGGGACAATATGGTGCATTTCATAATAGCCATCAACAATTTGACCTTTTAAGCTATTTATGAATTTATTGTACCGATTGATGTAATGTTGATTCATTAAACCAATTTCCCTGTTGTTGATGCTAGTGTCATGTTAATTCCTTAAAAGTTTGCCCGATAATAACCGCTAATAGTTGCTACCATTCCGCTACCACCTGAAAAAGCGTTTCCATTGTTAGATGTACTACTATAAACATAACCATTAGCTTGTCCACTATTAACTATTCCTTGTAAACCATAACCTGAGTTGTTATATTCCCTTCCATAAGTTGCTTGAACATTACCAGAAGAAGTAAATGGTAATGAAAAAAGTAGAGCACTACTAGCACTACCTACTGATGAAACTGTAACCACTAAGCTAAAAAACACAACATTTCCAATTTTTGTATAAATTCCAGATGATGTGTAAGTAGTTATTGAGCCAGAGTTTGCAGTAATAGTAGGCGTAAAAGTCCCTGTCTCATAGTCATTAAGGGTTGAGTTAGTAGTCGCAGAGGAATTACTAAATACTATGCCACCACCATTTTGTAGCATTTGTAAGTTGTTACCAGTAGTAAACCCAGCAACGTTTGCGCTTCCGTTGTTTACTATGACACTACTTGCACCACTTCCTGTGATGGTGTCTACGTTAAGGTTTCCGTATGCCATGTTAAGTTCCTGATGTTGAAGCTAACAAATAATAAGTTGTGCCACCAATACTGACAGCAATCTTATTTGTAACCGTATTTGTTGAAGAACTAGAAACCGCAGTTTCAACTAAAACGTTTCCTGTAATTTGTGGAACAGTAGCAGAATATTGTGATGTACTGCCAGAAACCAATACAAGAGACCCAGAGGTATCGCTACTTAAACTAGCCCCAGATGTTGCAGTACCAGCCGTAAGATTTGTACTCATAAAACCACCCACCTTTGTCCATTAGAAACTGTGACTGTATAGCCTGACGCAATAGTTATTGGGCCGACAGAAAAGCCGTTTTGCCCAGTCGCTATTGTATAACTAGCCGTTATAGAATTGTTATTTATTTGAATAGCGCCACCAGCTTGTGCGCCACCTAAACCGCCCCATCCAGAGCCGTTATAGCCTTCAAATGTCGCAGTTGTCGTATTAAACCCGTAAAGTCCCGTCACCGGAGTGGGTCTAGTCGATGTTGTCCAACTATTTACCACGGGCGCGGTAAAAGTCTTGTTACTTAGCGTTTGGGTTGTAGCCAAGCCAACAAATGTGTCAGTCGCAGCGGGTAAAGTCCAAGTATAAGTAGCGGAAGTGTTTGTTCCGACTACGTTAATTACGCCCCCACTAGTCTGTTGAAAAACTAAAAGTCCCATATATTTCCTTTAAAGAACAACCCAACGACTGCCAGATGAAACGGTTATCGTAACGCCATTGCTCAGAGTTACTGGCCCAACCGAACTACCAGCAGACCCCGATGGAATTGTGTAACTTGTTGCTATTGTCTTGCTGTTAACATAAATTCCCCCAGTAATTTGCATATTTCCTGAAGTATCTATCTTTGCAATTTGAGTATTCGCTACGCCACCGTTATAAAACCCAATACTGTCGTTTGTTCCTGCTGAAATACGCCCAATTCCAGTTGAATAATCAACGACTATTCCATCAGCGTATGACCCTGTGTAAGAACTAGACGAATAAAACCCTGCCGTAGCAACAAAAGCAGATGAACTTAATATTCCTGTATTTGGAACATAACTTAATTTCGTACTGCTTGTGGTTTCGCCAGTAATCGTACCCGTAGTGGCCGTTGTAAGCGTTGGGTAATAGGTGCTAGATGAACTTGTGTTGTCCGTAATGGTTATACCCGTTGCCGGTGCTGCTGCCCAAGTAGGCACGCCACTAGCCAAAGTAAGAATATAACCATTGGTTCCGGCCGCCAAAAACGTTGTAGTGCCTGAAGCAGTTTGGTAAGGTACTGAACCGTTAGCGCCCCCAGCAAGGTTAGTTGCCGTAGTAGCGCTTGTGGCTGTGGCTGCGTTTCCACCAATGGATAATGAACTGGCCGTACCCGTTAGCCCTGTTCCAGCACCTGTAAACGATGTGGAAGTGAGCACTCCCGTACTTGGGTTGTACTGAAGTTTGGTGCTGCTTGTGTATTCTGTGGCTAGGTTTCCGCTAGTTTGGTTAGCAAATAACGGGTAGCGTGTGGCATTAGTGGTTGTGTCATCAGTCACCGCAGCATAACTAACCGGTGTTGCCCATGTTGGGGCGCCTGTACCGTTACTTTGCAAGAACTGCCCACTTGTACCGGCTGCGCTTATTGCAAATGCCGTGGCCGTAGAATAAACAATACCCCCAGCTACTGCCGTTAAATTAGCGTTAGTTCCACCGCCTGAAAGCCCTAAAACACCCCATGTAGGTGTAGCACTAGAACCGCCTGACAACAAAGGTTGCCCAGCAGTACCGAAGTTTGTAGTGCCTGAACCTGTACCGGCTGCCAAATTTGTATTTAAACCAATAGCGCCAGAAGAATTAATAACGTGCGCAGACTGCCCAGTTGTTCCCCATGCAAAGTACAGTTTTTTACCATTGCCTGAACCTACGGTTACATCACCGTCATGCGCTGAAAAGTAAATGCCGTTATTAATGCTAAAGAAATCTGCGGGAACACCAGCACCTGTATATACAGATGAATTCATACCGAATTCACCGTAATATGTGGAATCTGTGCCTAAGTCATTAGAAATAACGTAATTAGTAGAAGACCCGCTAGTACCGCTTAAGTTCTGAATAACCAGTTGATTGTATGAATTAGCAGTTGTTGACCCAAACGATGCTATGGTATTTGAAGCATTAAAACTAAGTACCGGCGTTGTGCTAGTAACCGTGTTTGCGCTTAAGGTTGTAAAGTCACCACTTGCACGGGTTGAAGCGCCAATAGAAGTACCGTTTATCGTACCCCCAGTTATGGCCACCGAATTAGCGTTTTGGGTTGACATCGTGCCAAGCCCAGTAATTGCTGTGTTGGGTATAGTGGTAGAAGCCGTAAACGCACTTGTACCGTTACCGTAAACATACCCTGTAAGCGTTGTAGCACCTGTTCCACCGTTACCCACTACAAGCGTACCAGCAAGCGTTATAGCCCCTGTGGTGGCCGTATTTGGGGTAAGGCCAGTAGTACCCCCAGAAACGCTTAAAACGCCTGTGTTGGCTATGGTAACCGCGCTAGAACCGTTGTAACTAGACCCTGAAAGGCCTGTGCCAATGGTTAAAGCATTTGGGTTTACCGCTGTTATGGTGGCCGAACCACCTAAAGAAATAGCGCTACCGTTTACCGTTATGCTTGAATTGGTAAGCCCTGAATTCGGTATGGTTGCGTTAATTTGGCTAGGCGCAATACTGATGGATGTATTGGTTACAGATGTCACTTGACCAGAAGCATTTGTAACAAATACCGGCACGCTAGAAGCAGAACCGTAAGTTCCCGCAGTTCCAACTGGCGTAATACTAAAAGTGTATGAAGATAAAGTTAACCCAGTACCCGCAAAGTAAGATGCTGCGCTTGCAAGTTGCGACCATGTAACCGGCGTAGTGCCAAGCGTTCCACCCGTGGAAATGGTGCAAACCCACCCTGAATTAGCCTGTGTGCTGCCGTTTTGTATGAATGTAAACGCTGAAATTAGGCTATTCCATGTGTTTGCATCGCTACTGCGTGCCCAAGCGCCTGAAGCGGCCACATAAATACCGTTTTGGGCTTGCGTTGTTTGGTTTTTTACCAAAACACGGTCACCAACAAGGGTTGTATAGCCGTCTATGGTTTGTAAACCGCTAAGTGTTAGGTTGCCGGTTGATGCAACTTGGCATTCGGCCTTAATTGCGTACCCCTGAACAAACATATCCACATAATTCTTGTTAACCAAGTCTGTGGGGTTGGCCGGGGTGGTGGAAATAGTGCCTGTGGTTGTACTAATATTGGTAAAAAACCCGCTAGATGGGGTTACAAGACCAATAGTTGTACTGTTTATTGTGCTGTTGGTTATGTTTAACCCAGATTGCGCCGGGTTAAGCGTTGCATAAAATGGTTGCCCCTGACCTATAAACGTTTGGAAGTTTCCATTGACGTCAAAATACGCCTGAACTGGCAGTAAGTTTTGGTCGGTTGTTAGGTTAGGGGCACTCATTAATAGGGAATACAAGTCATAACTATCACATCACCAGCAGACATATTGGCCGCTAGTCCAGAAGTAATGCTAAAACCCGTCATAGTTACTGACGTTGTAGTGCTTGCGGTTTGCTGTAAGAACAAACCAGAACCATTAGTAACGTCATTAGCTAAACACATCCAACCGTTTGGGGCGGCCGGTAGTGTAATGGTGCCATTTGCTGCGCCACCTGTTCCAACCGTTACCGCAAAGCAGTTTGGCGTAACCCCCTTAATTGTGGGGCTAGTACCGAAACCACTTGCAATAACTGGCTGTGCAGAAAACGTACTTAAAAATACGGTGTTTGGCGTGTTTGTGTTTGCAACTTGGTTGGTCATGATTGATCTGCCACCGGTGTTACATAAATGGTATTGGCCGTACCAACCACGCTTAAGTTAAACCCGTTGGCGGGAACACTTATAACTGTGGGCTGGGACATATTAATACCAAGCACAAAAGAAGCAGATGAATTACCCGCAGTAGGCAATACCGCAGCAGTTGCGGACACGCTACTAGGGTTAAGCGGCGCTATGGATACAGCAACCGGTGTACTTCCAGTATTCAAGAACGCACAAAAGTTCGTTTGGTCATTACCGGCGGGGGTAATGGTTAGCGAACTACTGGCCGTTGTTGTTACCGCTACCGCGTAGGTAGGCCCAATTGGGCGGTAAACGCTTGTATTGGCCATGATTAAGCTGCGTTAGTAGCTATTGGCAAACCTTCAACACGATGGACTTTAAAGTCGTAAACGCCTGAAGCCGGTGTAATTGCTGTTGCTGCACCTGAAGTGTTTTGGAACTGTACAGTTAAAACCCCAGCAGTTGCTACGTCACAATTTGTTATTGCAATGTTAGACGTTTGGTTACCTTGATATTGTAAAAAAGTAACAATGTCAGATGCTTGCAAACCCGCAATTGGGAAAGTTTGTAAAGACTGTGTGGAAGATGTGGTTAGTGCGGATGGTGTCAGGCTAGGCGCAATTACAAATTGCTCAAGAATGTTACCGCGTGAAATGGTGGTACTTGACATGATATTCCTTTAAAGAATGGGTAAATTGTATCGTTAAATAAAGAAAAAGCCACCCCTTTTGGGGGTAGCCCTTCCCTTAATTTAGGCTAGATTATGACTGTGTAAGGTCATAGCCGTAAACATATACGTCACCAGTTCCGGTTGCGCCAGAAGCAGTTGTTACATCAACGTATAAAGTTTGGTTTTGAATAGACAAACTTGTTGATGATGAATCAACGTAGGCTGTACCCAAAACGTTAGCACTTAGTGATGCCAATTGCGCAGTTGTCAACGCACCAAACAAAGCAGATGGGCTACCCGCATTTGTTTGTGTGATTGTTAACGCTGTTGCTGTTGACAAAGAAACTGTTGAACCATTGTTATTCACGTTGGTAACAATCATTTCCTTTGGCAAGTAGGTTGTTGTGTTGTTAACGGGAACGGGCGTAAAGCCTGTTGCTGCTAAGTTAACACCCTTGGCTACACCGATTAAACGCAACGCTTGATTTGTTGCTAGGTTACTTGGGTGTGCCGTTACTGTGGTTGCTGGTCCGGGATTACTCATTTTGTATTTTCCTTTATGTTAATTAGGCTGCAATACGGCAAGCAAGTTCAGGGTACAACGGTGCCCAACCATACAACACATCTAAACGTGTTGGAATACTATCGTTGTTAATGGTGTATTGGCGGACAACCCTCATGGACAAACCAATTTCCTTATCGCTTGCACGACCAGCAAAATGGACACCCTCTGGCAGCTCGAGATCCGCTACGGCAAGCGTAAACGCATTTCTGTGGAACATTAAGTTCTGTGGTGATGTAACGCCTGTGTTGTTAAATGGTGTTACTACTGCTGAAGAAGATGTAGCGTTAACAACAACGTTTTGGAACTGACCACCAGTAATGATAGCTGGGCTAACAGTTACTGATGCTGAGCCACCTGAACCAATGCTAACTGTGCTTGTAACAACGAAGTTACGCGCCTTGTTAGAACCGTATGCTTGGCGGTTTTGTGGGTTGGCTGCAAGGATGTTAGCAAACTGGATAACGTCACCTTGGTTCAATGTAGCAGCAGCACTTGTTGCGCTGATGGTAATTGTTGAAGTTGAAGCCCAACCGCTAGAAATACCAAAAGATGCAGAAGTTGTATCTGTTGATAGTGTTGCAGAAGCGTAAGAACCAAATGTTTGGCTGACAATATTTTGGTCCAATTTCCAATTTACCCCAGCGCTGTCGCGGCCCATAAGGCCTTTGCGGTATTGCTCACCAATGGCTTCTTGTGGAACAAACAAACCTTTTAGTGAATCAACAATGGTTGCTGATGTAAAAGGTTCTACAACGCAAGCACGGCGGCCGTCTCTTGGTGTGCCTTCAGCATCCATGTAAGCACCGGCTGTTAGGTAAGTGATTAAACCTGTGGGTGGTGTACCAGCTACGCCAACAATGTTTGCTGTGCTGTTCTTAGCCATTACTAAACCATCACGGTCAATCTTGTTTGCAATAGCAGCTACTGCGGGTTTTAATACGCGGTCGCTAAACATATCAAGTGATAATGCAAGGTCTTGAGTCGTAAATTGAGTATCCACATGGAATTGCGTGGACAATGTGACTGGCACGCTCGTCTCGTTGAAGTCTTCAACATTAAGCGCTGGTCCCGTTGTACCAATGAACCTTCCGGGGCGTCTTACGTTGACTGTGTTTCCAATTTTCCCGCCCACTACGGCAAACTGATCGTCATAGTTACGGTCGACTTCGGACGTAAATGTAAGTTCGTTCTCTAGCACCATAAGTGCTTCATTTGTGATCTTCGATATCGTCAATAAATTATTGGCCATGATTACACCTTATTAAAAGTTTTGATTTTTGCCGTTACCTAATTTTTCCTGCCTTACGCAACTCACGCCATTGTTTTGGCGAACCATTGAAATTCCCATTTGAATCAATGGCTGGTAGTTCAACACTACCTACGTTACGAAGCGGCGTTATAGGCGCGGGCGCGTTCGATTTGGAAACGGCTCTTACGGGTTCTTTAGCTTCAAACCTTGCTTCTAACTTACCAAGTTCGCGTAGCGCACTAGACTGTGATAAACCGTTTAGCCTTTCAGCTACTTCGGGGTTTTCGGCCAAATGATAAAGTATCTTCGGGCCAACATCACTTTCTAAAATTGCATCGCGTACCGCATCGCTAACAGCAATATCGGCACTACTAGCAATCATTTCTTCGTAATCAGGCAATTCGCTTTTAACCGCATCTAACTTTTTCTGCCACGAAGTCATAACTTTCGCGCGTTCTTCGTTAGCCCGGCGTTCGGCTTCTTGCTTATCACGGTTCTCTAACGCTTTTTCGGTTGAATACTTGGCTAATGCCTTGGCGTATTCAAACGCGTCGGTAAAGTCGCTTGGCTGCGGTTCTTTGTCCGTTGGCTCGGCTTTTGGCGTTACCTTCGTTTCTAGTTCCGCTAAACGCTTTTCTAAACTTTCCCTTGCTTCACGTTCACGCTGGGCTTCTTGCCTAGCTAGTTCGCGTTGTTTAGTTAGTTCAGAAAACCGCTTTTCCAATTTAGGATTAGGCTTCTTTTCCGTAACTTCCGTTTTGGCTTCTTCGCTGCCTTCTGACTCACTCCCACTAGGTTCTTCTACGGGCGCTTGCTCTACAACTTCCGTTGTAGCCGAAGGTTCCGCAACCGGGGCTAAATCTAACTTTTGGGCATAAAATTCCGCCGAATTTTCGCTCGTAAGAACATTACTTGCTTCTTTATCACTCATAGGTTTCCCTAAGTATTTGCCCCGTGTACCTCACGGGTAAGGTTTTAGTCAATATAACTGAAAAGGATTATATTGTCAATTATTGCTGTGGCGCAATACTTTGGTCTGCCGCCCTTATGGCTTCGTACTGTTCTTGGTTGCGCATATTGATTTCACGCTCAAGACGGTTCGTGTCCATGTGGTGCAACAGTAAGTCCATAATTGCATCAATTTCTGTTTTGTTTTGGCTAGTAATTGCTCTGGTGTTGACATCGTGTACCCTCGCTTCCAATGTGGTTTCAGTTGCGTGCGCTTTTGTGGTTTGGCGCATTAATTCACGTTTATTCTCATTGTCTTGCTTAACTTGCTCAATATCTTGGCGCTGCTTCATGGCCAACTGTAAGGCCTGTAACTGTTGGGTAAGCTGTTGAACCTGTGCCTGTGCGTTCTTAATGGCCATTTGCGCTTGCGGTGGTATGTCGCTGTGTTCGTCAATGTTGGCCAACGGGTTAAGGGTTGCCAAACGGTCTGCAATAACTTCAGCACCGGGAAAGTCCATGTTCCTAAACACCAAGTCCGCAGCAGCGTTAAACAATTGTTCGTTGCCACTTAACAACGGCATCATGGCTTCAACGGCTTCTTGGCGCTTGCTGTTGTAGCCCGGCCCAGTTTCCATTACCACGTCATATTCGCCAACGGTTACGTCATTCAATACGCGCCCCACGGCATCTCTTTCGTTAATGGTAAGTAAGTCAGGTTTGCCGTCATCCCCAATAATGCGCATGGTGCGTTGGGTGTCATATATTTTAGGCATCATATTAAGAGTAATCTTACCCACTCGTGCAATAGACTTGGTCAGGTTGTCGTACAAGTCAAAGTTGGTTAGGTCAACCTGTTGCTGTTGGCCTTGTAGCGCCTTACCGCTTACGTTGCCCGGCACTTGTTGGCTAGGGTCGTAAATACCTATGATGGTGGCCATGTCCGCATTGATTTCTGCTGCGGCTGCCATTACCCCGGCTGGTGGTGGCTCAGGCTGTAAACGCTGTGGTGGGGGCGCTGGGTTGCCTTCAATGTCGGTTTGCTTGTAGGTTAGGTAAGCCATTGACTTAATGTTGGCTGCTGCCCAGTCAAGTTCGTGCCCTTCGTCTTGCCCTTCGGCCATAATCCACTTGGCTTTAGGTGCCAAGGCTACGCTTTCAGTCAGGCTAGTTACCCAGAAGTTATACATACGCTGCGCATCTTTAGCGTGGCGCACAATGCCAAACTTCTTGCGCTTGTCACCAATAACAATCTGGCGCCCGTACACCGGCACAATTGGTATGTCTGTGGTTACCCAGTCTTTTTCCTCTAGCACTTCAATAGCGGTTAGTTTCTTCCACTTGATAGTCTTTTTAACGCTTGGGCGCTCACCCACAATGGTTAGGCCTGAACGCTTAACGCGGTCAAAAAAGTCTTTGTCATCAGCAAAGCGTGCCCGGCCATCACTTAGTAAGTAAAGCGTTGCCTTTTCGCGCACGGTGTACCAGTATTCCGCAATGCGTATATCTTCTTTGGTAATCCATTCGCTTTGCGTGTCCCCGGTACCGCGCTGGGTAAAACTGGCTGTGTCTTGCGCATCAGGGTACATTTCCCTGAATACTTCCTTAGATACCATCATGGTAATAAGGCAACGCTCGGCATCCGAACCGTCAATGGCCACGCTGTTTGGGTCCCAGTAAACGGTGAACGGGTTTTCTACTGGGTCAATATATATTTCTTGGTCAAAACTGTCTTCGCTTTTGTAGCGGTGGTCAACGCGAATGAAGCCCCACCCAGCACGCACGGCAAAGTCGTAGGCTATGTCGTAGGCATTGTCTGCGTTGCTATTAACTTCAATGTGGCGCACCATGCCCTGAATAACTTTGGCTTCGGCAGCATCTTCTACCGTGTTGGTTGCGTGAACCTTAATGCGTGGGCGCTGTTGGCGTTGTTGGTTGGTTACTTGGCGGCAGTACCCGTCTAGCTTATTAATAGTAAGAACGGGGCGCGATTCCAAATTACGGCTATTTTGTAGGTCAACTGGCCATTGGTCACCACCGGAAGCAAACTTAAGGTCTTCCAGCGCTTCTTGCCGGTTCATGGTGTCGGCATCGTTGCAAAACTTTAGGAATTGCTTTGCTTCGTCAATAATCGGGTTGTAATCGCCGTCTTGGTAATCTGATGCCATTTTGTTCCTTTATTTATTTAGTTCTTCGTCATGCCAACCAAATTCATAAGGGTAGCCCTCAGATGAAAGTTCTTTGGCTTTTACAGTTTTTTTGACAATATCATAATCACCATTTAATACATTTTCCCCATGCCATTTGGCATAAGTTGGGCTTGTTGTCACCCAATCTCCATGATTTATATCTTTAATTCCACTTGGAACAGCTCTATAAACATCAATTTGAGCTTCTGGCTTTCCTTTAGCTTTTGTAGCGGCTCTATGCCATTCAAAATCAATCGGATGTTCTCCTATTCCATAGATTCTTCTTCCACTTAAAGAATAAACATCAGCAGGCATTATTTTAGATAAATCATCTAAAGTAGCGCCATAAACCTTTGCATTTGGGGCTACATGACTACCTTTATATTCAACAGTTCCAATTGGACTGTAAGAATTAGCCATAGTTCTAGCTAATTCTATAGTTTTTGGGCCTGTCAAAGGCTCTCTAGCAGCATCCGCCATTTGTTGATTAAAAGCACCAGCTCTATCGTTGGCATTGCCAACCATTTGCATAAAACTGTCAATTGGGTTAGATGCCGCATCGGACAACCTTCTTTTTAGGCTATCCGCAGCGCTATATATATCGGCAACTGTGGGCACAATAACTCCTTAAATTACGCCATCCAACTTTGGGGGTGAGCATATTGTATTTGCTTTGGCTTGCGTGGTCTAGTTTCTTGTACGCCCAACGCAATATAGCGGAAGGCATCTGCGCCGTGGGAATATTGGTCGTGAAGCGGGTTTTTACTGAACTGCTTTGTGTCTGGGTCTACGTCATATTTGTAGTGGCGTAAGCATTGTAGGCCGTCATAGCAGTTATCCCGGTCAAAATAACAGTTCCTAAACAATGTACGGGCTGCGTTAATGCTGTCCACCACGCTAGTTTTGGGAATAATCTTAGTCTTAAAACCGGCGTTACGCACTATTTCCTCAATGCTACGGCCATTAGAACCAATAGTTTTATTCTGCGCGTCATGAGGTAGCCAATGCGTGTCGTAGACGTAGCCAAAGGTTTGCAGCAAGGCAAGGTAATGGCTTATGGTTTGTTGGCTGTCTTCAATATACCTAATTAACCGTATTTCTTGGGCTATGAACTGAACTATCCAAATGGCCGTGCTGTCTGCCCAACCCAAATCCCAAACGGTGTAACAAGGCTTGGTAGGGTCGTAGCGCACTTTGGTAATGCGTTCTTCCAGTTCGGCCATTTGCATTTCACGGGCAAACACGGCACCGTCCACAGTCTGGCGGCATAACCCTTCCCATACGGTGTTGTAGGCTTCAGGGTCGCGGGATTGCAACGTGCGCCGTTCTAGGTCTAGCGTTTCAGGAAACCAAGGATTGTCGTTCCAGTTAATCTTTTGGACTATGGCGTTTTCTGGTTGGTGCTGAATAAACCGTTGGTAGGTAGCATCGCTTTCCAGTTCCGGGTTAAAAGAAACCCATATTTCGCTGCCTTCTTTACGGATGGTAGGTATAAGCACGTCCCAGCTACGGGCAGATACCGTTTGTGCTTCCTCCACCCAGCATACGTCAATACCTTCAAAACTCTTTACGTTGGCCACGTTGTTCTTCAGGCCTACAAAGTTAAATTCGCTGCCGTTTCTGCCCCGTATGGTGCGGTCAGTTATTTCGTAAAAGTCGGTTAGGCCTAAACTTACTATTTGGTCGCTAAGTAACTTGTGTACCGAATCCCGTATGGAAGTTTGGAATTCACGGGCGCATAGTATGCGTAATGGGTTCTTTGTGGCTAGTATTAACAAAGCACGGGCTATACCCCAAGACTTTGCGCCCCCGCGCCCACCCCAAAGCACTTTGTACCGACTTTTCTTAAATAAGCATTGCAGCTTAACGGGGAATTCAACTTCCGCTAGGTTGGCCATCTTTAAATACTATTTGGAAGCCTTCAATTGCTGAACCGTCAGGGTTGGCCAGTTTTGTAGTATTTGTTTCGCCCCAACCCATCTGGGCTTTTGTCCACCAGATCATAGCAGTCGTATCGCCCTTTTCAGCTTTATTAAACAAAGTCTGTGCAATTCTGGCTGATGCTTGCGCTTTACCTAAAGCCAATTCTGGCGCGTAATATTTGCGTAAAGTCTTATCGCTAATGCCAATCAGCGCCCCGATCTGCTCGTGCGGAAGACCTAGACCAGCAGCTCTTTTTGCCGTTTTTCTTAGTTCGTCATTTGGTTCGTGTTCAAGCATATTTTTATTGGGGGGAAATGTTTAGGACTATTTTATTACGTTTTAAATTCAAATGTTGCAGTAAGTCTTTCGTCTGACGTTGTGCCTTTTAATACACCTTTTGGGGACGGATGCGTTACTCTGCTAGGTTTCCGTGTCATTATCCAATTTTTTGATGTTTGCAAGCCATGAATAAAAGCAGGGGAACTTGTCACCAAAGTTATTCGCATTTTCTGTTTTTTGTACTTTTTAGCTATTTCAGTCATAAATCGTGATCCGATACCAATTCCTTGATAATCTGGCTTAACAACGATTCGATGTATGCGTTTCATGTTTTTAACAGATGGGTGAGGAAAATGCAATACTGAACACCAAGCAACGGGCTGATTTTCAATTTCGCAAATGTATTTGTGCGCTGCATTGTTGTGTTCATGACTCAAATAGTGAAAGTCCATGAATTGTGACCATTCTGACTGTTTGGCTTCCCTGATCTTACATTCAATGGGTGGTCGACAAAGTGACCTCCGAGAAAACTGCATCGTATTACAGTCAAAAACCCAATCAGGTTCTAACCATTGTTCAATGTCATAGTGGCAAGAAAGCGCTATAAACTGCTTATTTTGCTTCCTAATGAACTTTTGTATGGCAGCTGACCCTATACAAGCAACTTGTCTGTCAACGACTGAAGTGAATTCGTCATAAATAAATGGCTCTTTGCAGTTTAAGATCAATCTGGCCAATTCAGCTCTCATTTTTTGCCCATTTGACAGCACAGAAAATGGCTTTAGCCAGTCAGGGGGTGATGCAAAACCCACTTTGGATAGTATTTCTGTAATGTCTTTTGCTGAATGATCGCCAAAATCGTCAATGATTGACTGCCCAACCCATTCAAAACCCACAAAAAACTCATAATTTTTAAATATTTGCTTGGCAATCGTAGTTTTACCAGTTCCTGATGCCCCGACAATTAAGCCTATATTCCATTTTGTATCTTCAATAGGAATATTCACATCAAAAGTTTTAGTAACAACATCCATTTCACAGTCAAACATTGATTTGACTTTGTTTGCTTTGAATGAATCTGATGTTTTGGATTCAATTACAAACTTTGCACACGGCATTTGTACCCTTCAGTATTCAGTCTATTAAATATCTTTTCTTGTTCAGATTCGTCTTCACATTCAACAATAATATTAAATACTTCGTTGTAATTTTGAGCTTTTATATCGTCTTCTTCGTCCATTTCGTCAAACATTTTACCAAGCTCAATTTCGTCAAACCCTAGCAAAGTAATATCAAAATCATCATCAGATAACGCTTGAATTTCAATTTTTAATAATTCTTGTTCCCAATCAGCGTTTAATGCCAATTTATTGTCTGCAATGATTAATGCTTTTTTTTGTGTAGGCGTTAAATGATTGAGTTCAATAACGGGTACTTCTGACATTTCTAGCTTACGCGCTGCCAATAACCGGCCGTGCCCAGCAATAATACCTTTTTCGCCATCCACCAGTATTGGGTTCGTCCACCCAAATTCTTTTATGCTTGCAGCTATTTGGGCTACTTGCGCATCGGAATGTGTGCGTGAATTGTTGGCGTAAGGTATTAAGTCTTCAACTTTGTACTGTTGGACTTGCATCTGTTGGTTCGGCTTGTGCTGGTAATTGTTCGTTAGCCTGTTTTGTTAACTTTTGGATTAACAATTGCATATCACGCACTTTATGTTCTAGCGCGGTGATGATTAAGTTTACGTCTTGAACTTCGTGTTTGAAATTAAACATTATTTACCTTTCTTTTGTTTCTTGGCTGCTTCACGCTTTTCGCTGTATGCTATGGCCACGGCCTGTTTAACGGGTTTACCGGCTTTTACTTCGGTTTCAATGTTCTTTTTAAACGCTTCTTTTTTGATTGATTTAATTAACGGCATCTTCTGACTCCTCTATAAAACAAATGTCTTGCCATGATAATACTAATAACTTATCGTCACCATCTTTAAAGTTGTGGTATTTTAGATACTCGTCTTTGTAGTCTTTAGCCAACGTGCCGAAATATACCTTATCGCCTACTTTTAAACCTTCCTCGGCTGCTTCATCCCCCACGGCCACTACATACCCAACCGTGTCCACTTCGGCCGTTTGAACGTACAACGCGCTTTGTATGCGCGGTATTGGCTTAACAATTAGTTTGTCTTTTATGGGCTTCATATGCGGGTTACCTTTCTGGGGCGGCCACCCTTGTTTTTCTGTTTTTCTAGGGTTACAACTGGTATTTTTGCAAATTCTTCCTCTAATTCGGCATTTGCAACCAAGTTTTCTATTGTGTCTGGCAAGTCGTAATGGGCTAGGGCGTGCTCACCGCACCATTCGCTACCATGCCTATTTTGGTATACCGGGTACCTACGGCAACTTCCTATGTTTAACGTTGGGTTTTGTATAAAAAACCGGCAACTACTACAATCGCTCTTAGTCATTTCAAGTCCTTATTACTTGGTTTGATTAGAAGCGCCCCTTAGACCGTTATCTTTGGGGCGTTTCGCTTTTTACATATCTTGAACGTGGGGCATACGCTCGTGGCTGTAACAGTCGTGTTCTTTAGAACCTGTGTTGAATTCACCAGTACGGCCGTCATTCTTACCCATGTGGCTCATTTCACGGCTTCCGATGCCGTCCATTTTACCCATGCCAACGCCACCAACTAGCTTTGCCTTGCGCTCACCAGACATATCGCTAGATGTAGCGCCCATTGGTGCTTTAGCGCCAGTTACGCTAGGCACGCCTTTAAGGCTGTTTGGGCCTTTTTCGCTACCCATTTTTTCGCCTGTACGGTCACTAGACTTAGCGCCTTTTGGTAATTTCTCACCGCTTTCTGCTCTTGTTGAATACATGATAATCCTTAAAAATGTGTTTTCTTGCAAGAAAAACTACCGAAGTAGTCGTGCCATTTTATCCGATTATTCTTTATTTTCAACAAATATTTTATAGGCTATTACCACCCAAATGGCCAAAAGCGTAACTATTCCCCCAAGGCAAAGTATGCTAATTAATAAGGCTAGTTCAAGCATTTAGGCGTTCCAATAACTTATCGGCCATAGAAACGGCTATGTCTACCAGTTCTTCAGGTTCCCAATTTTCGTCAAGGGCTAGTGCTGCCAATAACCCTTGCAAGGCCATAGCGGCTATCATTGTGCGCATCTCATCCATTTTTAGTCAGTAAATTTACCGCCTTTAGTTTCTTACTGTTGCCGTCAAATATAAAATCAACGTTGTGATCACCGTAAATTGAAAACTTTAGGTAACCGCTAGAAGTTTGCTCAAATATTACGTTTGCAGATACGGCAAAGTCTTGGCTTTCTTGCCTAACCCGGTAAATACTGTTGGCATCCCACGTTGGTTTATCGCAAGCCACCCATTCGGTATATATCTTTTGTTCAATTAGAGCGCCATCTGCCCATTTTTTAATCAATTCTGCGTGTTTGTGTTTCATGTGTTTTTTTCCTTTAATGCCTGTTCAACCGCTTTTATGACGTCAATCAATGGCCTTTGAGCACTTAACTGCCATTCAGCTATTGCTGCAATTTGGTCAACTGTCAACCCTACCCATTCTTTATTCTTAGCGTTTGCTTTTGCATATGCTTCGCCAAACTTATAACCACTATGGTAACCAAGACGATATATTCCGTTTTCTGTTAAAGGCTCATCCTGCTCTTGCTTTACTTCTTTAGTCATGTGTTTTCCTTAAAACATTGCTGACCGTTTGGGCATACATTGAACATCAATAATAATGTCCGTCATAAACCCGCTGACTATGCGTTTGCTCATTACCGGCACGGCACGCATACCGCCTTGTTCGCACTCAATAGATGCCTGTATAACTTCGTTACGGCTCATCTGCTGGACTTGTGGGTCTACCCGCACCGGAACTACCGGCGGTGTAGTGTAGGTTTGCTGTGGTGGTGTTTCTAGCCTTGGCGCCTGTGTGGCACACCCAGCTAACAATAAAGGTATTAGGTACTTCATACTGCCCTCACTACGCGTTGGTTTCTGCCTGAAAAACCCCGGCGCTTTTCGCCCGTGTCAACAATTAAGCCTTTTCTTAGCAAAGTGTTAAACCGGGGGGTTATTGAACTAACCCTGATGTGGGGTAGCGCGTTTTCTATGTCTTGGGATATACACCCTTCTGGGAAGGCTTTAATAGCATCTAAAACCACTTGTTCTAGCTTGCTTACGTCTACCGTACCGGCAGCTTCTTTAGACGTTTCTGGGTCTGTTTTACGGGCAAATGCCATTAGGCTGTCAGGGAAGTAACTTTTAATGGTTTGGTGTATGTCAAAATTTCTCATTATGTTTCCTTAATTTATCTTAATGTGTCAGGTTGGGCGGTTCGCATAAAGCAGCGTTTCTACACTTGTACAAATTCCCTACGGCGCTAACCCGTATTACCGCCCAAATTTTAAAACCCAATATCGTCATCCTTAAATATTTCTTTTGGTCTTGGTTCGTTGATGTAACACCAACCATCCCAACCGCCTTCTTTTAGCGGTATGTTGTCAATTTTCAACATCGGGCCGTTCTTGGTTTCAATAATAGACCCTACACGCTGGTAACGGTTCTTGGCTTCACCGGCTGCGTTTGTGTACTTACCCACAATACAACTTATTTCACTTATAACTTTAGACATTTAATTTCCTTAACTGATTTACATTGGCTTCAACATCCATTAAGAACTGGATTACTTCCTTTTCTAGCATAGCAACGTAGGGCGGGTCATATTCCACGCGCTTAATGAATAGTTGTAGGTTTTCAGGCATACGCGGGTCAAAGCTAACAAAGTCGCACCATTGGCGCCCAGCGCAAGCCATTTGCCATTGCATTTGCGTAATGTACTTTGTTGGCACCTGTTGGCTAAGTAAGGTTTCGATGTGCGTGGCCGTGTTAGGGCATTTTATTTCTAGCATACCAAATAAACCCACCAAACCGTCCGGGCTTGCACCTGAATTTTCTATGCTTGGGTGGTCAACAAAGCCTACTTGGTCAACCATTTCACCGGTTTTAACTTCGTATGCTGCGCGTGCCAATGGTTCTGTTTCTGTTCCCCATTGCATTGCAGCATTAGTAAATGATTCTGCAACTTTGCCAGTTAAACGTTCGCAAACCAATTGCGCTGCGTAGTTTGCCCGGCTAGTGGAATAACCTGTTTTGGTTTTGGCAATAATATCCGCTATGCGTGAACCTGTTGCCTTACCCAAACGTGCTGCAAACCATTCTGGCGTGCCTTGTTCTATTTCGCTCATGACTTTTCCTTATATTTTCTGTTAACACGGTCTGCTTCAATAAGCATTTCAATTACATCGGTTATGGGTATTTCTAAAAAATCGGTTACGCTAGACAATGTATCTACCAATGATAAAACGCTGTTTTTAAAACTTACCCCTACAAACACATCCATAATTTCGTCATGTAGTTGTTCTAGTGTTTTTTCTTTAGGTTTCTTAGCCATTATTTATTTCCCTTGCTTTCATCATTTCATCTGCATATATGTAAGCACGAGCACAGACTTTTTCTGGCTCACCCCACCCTATACATTCAGGTAAAGCAATACCTGCAAACCAGTCTCTTAAATCCATGCCTGTATTAGTGCAGATAGCAATGTCACCATCTATTGTTTTTTCATATATATGTGGAAATGCTTTCATTATTTAGTCTCCAATTTTTTCTTCATTTTGTCTTTAACAGCAATTATTTTTAACTGCCATTCTTTGTCACCGTTACTGGCTGAAATAGCTTTTACAAAGTTTTTTTGTAACGCTTCTAAGTCTGCTGAATCTGCTATTGCTGCCAACCAGTCTGCCATTTCTGATTCGTTAACGTCAGACTTTTCCTTTTTACGGCTTGCTGCGTTACCGTCATCATCTTCTGGGGCAATACCGCAAGCAGTCATTAGGGAATATCTACGGGCGTATGTCAACGCTGAACCGTAACCTTGTGGGTCTTGGCGTGATGCCGGAACGTGCAAAATGCCGTTGGCCATACTTTCACCGCTTTCGTGAACAAATATAGTTTCAATAGCAACGCCACCTTCGCTTGGATGCATTTTCTGCATTAAAGCTATGCCGTTGGCGTTTAACGCATCTATAACCGCTTCTACGCAAGCAGACAAGTCTGCGTAACGGCTTTTAAAGTGTGGGTTGGTTGCGGTTTTAAGCGCTGGGCCAAACTGTTGTTGTGCTTTAACAAATGCTGTGCTGACTAATTTCATATAACCCCCAATAAAATAGAACCAAATACAAGTACGCTAATAATGATGCAAGCCACAATTACTAGCTTGTCTTCTTTATCAAATGGGCGATCAAAATTAGCTTCTGGCGCTTCAGGGAAGGCTTCGGCTAAAGTACGGGGGAATTTTTTGGTGGTCGGGTTTATGTTGCCCTTGGTGAATTTAATTGTCATGGTATTTCCTTAATTAATAAAAAATACCAACTTTAGCCATTTCTTCGTTAGAAATACCAGCTTCTGCCATTCTTAAACCCACTACTTGGGCAAATACTGAACACATTTCGGCCCAAAATTCTTCTGAATTATCATTAATATGGCCACAATTTTCAGCATCAACGCACATATCTGTAAATTTAATTCCGTATACAGAATTAACTTTTTCTGTCATTTCTTTATATTTTCTGTAATTTAACATTTTGTTTCCTTAAAAGACCCTTATGCGTTGCGCTAGGGCATAGGTAGTAATGTAAGCCATTTCTTACTGATTTACAACAAAACCTAAAAATATTTTTAAAAGTGTGGCTTTTTTGTAAGTTTTGTCTTACCATTACAACATGGAAAAAGAAAAATTAATCAAATTAGCTGGTTCGGCAAGCAAATTGGCCAAGTTATTAGGTGTGAAACGCCAAAGCGTACACAAATGGGTAACTGTGCCTAAAGGCCGTATTTGGCAATTGATGGTTTTGAAGCCTGAATGGTTTAATGAATTACAGTAGAATAAATTTGAACAAGGCTAGGTTTGAAGTCATGAGCAAACCGAAAAGCGCACCTACCCGCTTGCCTTTGTTTCTTTTCTTGGTAGGGTTTTAAGGTACGGTATGCACTATTATCAATTTCACATTGGGGATTACAAAACCCATACGCACCATTTAAGTTTGATGGAAGATTTGGCTTTTCGCCGACTTCTAGACCATTATTATTTACACGAAGCACCAATTAGGCAGCGGGATATTTCCCGGCAAATTGGCATGCGCGAAAACGAACAAGAAGTTTTGTCGGTGCTTAACGAATTTTTTATAGATACCCCTGAAGGCTACATAAACCCTCGCGCAGACGCTGAAATAGCCAAGTTCAAGGCTTTTTCTGAATCTGGGAAACGTGGCGCTGAAAAACGGTGGAATAGCCCCCCCATAGGCACCCCATTGGCACCCCATAGCCCCCCTAATGCCACCCCAATAGCAACCAATAACCATAAACCAATAACCAATAACCATATAAAAATACAAGCGCCTGAAGGCGTAACACCGGAAACGTGGAAAAGTTTTTTAGACCAACGCAAGTTGTCTAGGGCAACCGTTTCAGAAACTGTAATCAAATCTATACAACGCGAAGCTGACAAAGCTGGTTGGCCATTAGAACAAGTCTTAACTGAAATTGTGGCTAGGGGTTGGCGTAGTTTTAAAGCCGAATGGGTTAAAGACAAAGGCTTAAGCAAAACTGGCCAAATGAATCAAAACGTAATGTCCGGGTTAACCCGTGGTTTAGTAGGGGGTGGCTTAAATGTCAAACTTATTAATAATTAACCCTGTATCACTAGAAGACGGCCTAGACTACGTTTTTGCGAAAATGGGGGCTATATATGGGGCATCATTCAATCGCGCGTTTGAAGGCCTAGAACCGGCCTTTGTGCGCCAAGTTTGGTCAGAAGAAATTGGGCAATACTTAAAGAGCAAAGAAATATTAGACCATGCTTTACGAAATATGCACCCTGACTACCCGCCCAGCGCTTTAAAGTTTCGGGATTTATGTAAAGGTTCTAAAGATATTTTTGACCTAGAAACACGAAGTGGCATAGAAAAATTGGCTGAAAAAATGGGTAGCCAAAAATGGGATGAAATGGTGCAATGGTCAAGGTATAAAGGTTTAATTCTTGAAGAAGCTGAACGTAGGGGGTTAATATGACTTTTAAAACTATTTGGCAACCCGTACCCAAGTGGGAAGTACCCGTCAAAAGCCTAGAACGGGCTAAATACCCCAAGCGCAAGGATGAATTAAAGCGCGAACGGGTTAACCAAAACGAAACACGCAAGTGGATATTTAATGTTTGACTGGGATGCTGAATACGCTTCAATCGTTAAGTTCTACGCAGAACTGGCGTTGGCGCCCGGTTTTCGTGAATACACGCGCGAAATGGTTAAGGAAAAGATGAAAGACCCGGCATTGAAAAACTTAGGCAACGATGTGGCAGCAAAAATAAAGGAACTAGAAAATGACACAAAAGGAAATTAACTACTATGACTTACGCCAATGGGAATACTTCTACCTTTCCTTGGCTTACGGTTGCACGGACGAAGTTTTGCAATGGATGTACCTTTTCGATGCTGCAATATTTCAGTACGATGCTGACCAGCTTATGTTTACCAAACTAAACCCCAAAGGAATGTATGCGCCACGCGGCTAGGGTAGACGCCAACCAAGCCGTGATAGTGGACGCGTTACGCAAAGCCGGGGCTTACGTTTGGATTATTGGCCTACCCGTTGACCTTTTGGTGGGCTACAAAGGTCATACTTACTTGGTGGAAGTAAAAATAGACGCTAAAAGCCGTTTAACCAAGTTACAAGCCGATTTCTTTGAAAATTGGTGCGGTGGTACGCTTTGCCGGGTAGACGGCGTAGAAGCCGCTTTAAGGATGATATGCAATATAAATTAACCACCCCGGAACAAGGCGCTACGCTACTGAAAAGCCTGTGGCCAAAGATGAAGGCTGCCATTGAATCGGGTAAAACCCTAATACTTTCGGTGGAAGCTGAAAACCGTAGCGATGAGCAAAACAAGAAGTACCACGCCATTATTGCGGAAATAGCCAAACAAGCGCAACACATGGGGGCGCGTTGGGAAGCGGAGAGTTGGAAGCGGTTTTTAATAGACCAATTTGCCACGGAAACGGGGCTACAAGGCGGTAAAGTGGTTCCAAGCCTTGATGGTGCTAGGGTAGTGCAATTAGGGCTACAAAGCCGTAAATTCACGCGGGAACAAGGGTCTGAATTTATAGAATGGTTATTAGCATGGGCAGCAGAAAAAGGAATAGAAATTAAGGGGCAAGAATGAATTTTAATCAAGGCAAATTAGCAGATAGTCTTGTTGAAGAAATGTTAGAGTTAGTCCACAAGTACGATGAAACGCTTTACATGGCAACAGTTATTGGGTGCGTAGAGTTAGTAAGGCAACAATTAATTATTGATGCTATGGAGAATGAAGATGACTAAAGAAGAAATAATTGAATTAGCTAGGCAATCTGGATTTACACGACATTGGGAGTATGAAAAATGTTTAGTTTGCAATCCAGATAGTCTTTATCATTTTGCCAAACTAATAGCAGAAAAAGAACGT